AGCTCTCATAGATGACCGGCTCGATGTAGATGTCATTGTCGCACCAGTAGACTCTCACCAGGGCTGTTGGGTGATTGTACCCAAAATCGCATCCGTATACAAAGTTCACGAACCTTGCCGGGCGATGCTTGACGAATGTCCAGTTCGAGTAGATGTTGCTCTTGCTGATGGCTTTCTCTCCGAGCGCATAGATTTGGTACAGTGCTTCATCGGTTCGCTTCAAATCCTCAATCTGTCGCTTGATGCTGTCGGGCAAGAATGGGTTGTCTTTGTAGGTCGACTTGATGATGACGCTCTCCTCCATCGGAAGATCATACAGCCAGGATGATGACTCACTCGGGTTGTAGTCAAATATGAGCTTGTGCTCGGTCCTCATGTTGAGCTGCTGAAAATCTTCAAACCATAGCTCATTGGCTTCATTGCACCAGCCGAGATGTCTCTTTCTACCGCGTATTTTTTGCTCATCATCGACTGAAAAGAACTCCACGATGCTTCCATTCGGGAAGGTGTAGATGTGCTCTGACTTGTTGTGACTCGTCACCTCATAGATGCCCATTTCCTTCATGATTTCAAAGAAGTCACGCATGACAGTTGCCCTCAAAGCTGGGAAGGTCTTGCGCACGATGCTGACCACATTGCCAGGATTCTGCAAGCAGTACACCACGATCATTTGGCAGAGCGAGTATGTCTTGCTCGAGCGGCTTCCACCCTCATTGATGATGAAGCGAACACCAGGGTCAGCCAGTGCGGTGTAGTTCTTTTCGAAGATGACAGTGCTGTCGATTGAGATTTCAGCCATAGGTCAAAGTTTAGGCAATAGGGATGCTATACGAGTATTTCTCTCATATAGCCACTTCCCACAAATATAGCAATAATACTATTCAGTAGGTCTAATTATGTTCACCTTCACCTCGGAGATGCTTTGCCCTCCAGAAGTGATGTCAGTCTTTTCTGTGAGACCATTCAGTCGCTGAGTGATGGATGCATTAAATTGTCCAACCATGCCTCCCTTGATTTGGTCATCTCTGATTTCATCGCTTATATGCGTACAGATTGTAGTAAACGTTGAATATCTCCCATCCGTATTTGCGAAGTAATCATTCACCACAAGACCCTTGTCATGACAGAATACTCTGAATCCGCTCATTGTCAATGGCACCTCAAGTGGAATCGGTTCAGCCTTCCCAGTCTTATTTGAAAGCGCATAGGAATAGCGTGGATTCTCTTTGACGTGCTTTTTATACTCAACGAAAAGCTGATATAGGTCCTCTGGCTCTTCAAAATTTCTTGGTCTACCAGTTTTCATATCAATCCTAATCCTTTTAGTTTACTTTCTGCCCAATCGAGTCCAGTCTTGCCACCCCACAGAAGGAATGAAACGTATCCGCAGTCCTCAGGTGCTGAGTCCTCGAATGTAGGCTCTGCCCTGGAGAGGTATGAGTACATTCGTTTGATTGTATCCACAGAGATTGCCTCCTTATTTGCGAGCTGCTGTCCTCTGACCTTCCCGACTTGTGTGGCGCACTTGTTACCGAGTTCTTTATTGAGCTCGATTCCTCTGCGTGCGTTGTTTCTCACGCTGTCAGGATAGTCTGAGTATGTTTTCTCTGCGAATGCTGCTCTGAACTTTGAGAATGCGCTCATTTTTGACTCTTCCCACATGGAATTGCACACAGCATATCGCTGGTCATTCTCAGGAAAGTCATTGAGTGCCTCTTCATCGCCCATGCAGCGAGAGAGGAATTCCTCCTTGGTTTCAGATGGTGTCGGTTTCGGCATTGGTTTTCTTTTTGCGTTTTGGTTTCTGTGCTGGAGCTTCCTCTTGCTCGATGCCCTCATACTTGATGCAGACCTCTGGTTCAGTTGTTGTCTCCTTCTCAAATAGATATCCAAATCCTATGCTGACATAGTACTGATATCTCTTGATATCTATATTGTCAACAACGACTGTCATGTTTCCGAGCGAAGTATTCTTGACGATAGTCTTGCCCTTGTATTCATCTTTTATTTTCATAGTGTATTGATTTTAGTGTGCTTTTTATGTCAGAGATTAAGTAGTGCGCTGACGTCACTGGGATGTTGAAGTACTGCGCCATTGATCGTGCAGTTGTGAGTCCTTTGTCGAAGTATGCCTTGGCGACTGCAATCTTGACGTTGTCTGATAGTCCATCACGATAGATGTCCACCGATGACTTCCATCCCTGGTACTGCTGCTCGATGGCGATTTTGTAATTCAAATCTTCCCCATCATCGAAAGTGTCCGGAACTGCGATTTCTGATGCCAGGATTCGCTCATCCTTGAAGCTGTTGACGTTCTTCCAAATCACTTGCCGCTTGATTGAGTTGAGAATATAGCTCTTGACCTTCCCGACATCCTCTGTATTGTCATTGATTTCGAGGCAGTGCAGATATGCGTTGGAGATTACGGTATCAATCGTCAGCTTCGGATTGTACTTGGAGCAGAAATAGCGCGTATAGCGATATAATTCCTCATAGTGAGACGATATGTAGCGGTCAAGCGTTGCCTTCATACCAGTTTGTAAAGTCTTTGTACCATATTTTGCGTCTGATTTGCGAGCAGAAGCATTCCTTGTCAGGCTGACCGGTCACGCTGACCTTGATGCGCTTGAGTTGGTTCAGCACTTTCTTGGTGAGACGTTCTTTCTCATCCATTTCTTGCACTGCTTTGACGTATTCTATTTGCTCTCTATCCATTCGCTGATGATGTAGGCACCCATCGCTGTGATTGCTGCCGTATATATATTGCCTGAGATTGCCAGAGCAGTCCAAAATGAGGTGCACTTCCAGCATCCGAATCCAGCATGAATGTAATCACCGAGCTTGGAGCTTGGAATCACTCTCATGAATAGTAGGTCGATGAGCCAGTGCAGAGGCTCGAAGTTAGCGATGAGCCACCCGAGTGCGAGGTATTGTATCAGTTCCATAGGGCAAATATAACTTTAATAATCAATATGATAGCAACCACAGTCACGAGTAACATCGTGCTGAGTGCTGCCATGTATTCTTTGTCTGGTTTCATTGCTCGTCGTTTACGATTTCTAATCTGCCATTGATTGAATAGCCAGTCAACCAAATCAGCTTTTCAAGGTGATAAAGCAAGTCATCAAGCTCTACATCTTCGTGTTCGAACTCATAGCTGGCTTTGTTGCCGTAGTGGGTTATTTCTATTTTCATTGTTCTTGTTGTTTAAAGGTTTTAGTTTCTTGAACCATATGTAAAGCGAGTGTCATATACTGCTTGACTTGTTCGTCCGTGTTTTTGTCGCTATCCCAACCAGCTAAATACCTAATATGTTCAAATGTATCGCAACCTGAACACGAACCATAGTCAACTTCCGTAAAAATATAGTCGTCTAAATTCGGTTGGTACGCATTATTACAAAGTATGAAAATTAAATTGCCTTGATAGTGGCCATCGTCAATAACTTTAAAGCGTTCCCAGTTCCAAGAATCATTGTAACTATTCGGTTCAGTTACCACTAATTCAAATAGCTTCTTGTAAATATCTTCGTAGTCGCTTGGTTGGGTTTCTTTTAACCATTCTTCTAATAGGTGCTTACGCTCATCCCATTGTTTTACAAATTCTTTTATCATATTTCTTTACATTTCGTGTTTAGATATGGGGCAATTTTTACCCCTTATCCTTGTCCAGTTTTTTGCGCAAGAAACTTGACATCTGACTTCAGCTTCTCTATATACAGCGTGGCATCCATCAATTCCTCCTGGAGGTGATTCAGCCAATCGGTTAGGTTTAGGTCATCACGATCAAGAGTGCGCCCATATTTCTCGATGCCGAGCTGGCTGCGCTCATAATACTTAGCGAGCACCTTGAGTACAATTGGGTCAGTTAAGTGAAGCGGCTTGGTCATAGAATTCTTCTGGTGTTACTTCTGAGATGTGTACCTCATCAGAAACGGTTAGTACTATGCAATAAGAGCACCCCTTGAGTTCATTCAAGAGGTCCTCCAATCGCTTTACGATGTTGTCAAGTCCATCATTCCTGGTGCCGACATATCCTATAAAATATCTCATTTCATTAGAAAGTTGAAGGCTTGAATATAGAACTCATCTCCCACCCCATTGCCTCTCATAAATCGGTTGACAGTGTAGTAATTGAGGTTCATATCTTCAGCCAGGTGAGTCATCTTGTATCTGCTTGAGAGTCGGGACCTCAACTCTTTGTAGATGAAGTCCCGAATGTTCTCGCCATCAGAAAGGTAAATCGTCATTGATTTCATCTGAGATTGGTTTTGATGGTGCTGCTGCTGCTGTTGCGATGCGGATATCCCATGCATTGAGGCTGACATAATACTTGCCATTGTACTCACGACCTCTCAAGTCGAACTTGACCTCACATTCTTGACCGACTTTTGCTGTCTCCAGGAACTTCACTCGCTCATTGACAGCTTGAAATTGTACCAGCTGCGGATATTTGTCACCGATTGACAGCACGAACTCTCTGATGTTCATCTTCTCACTTACTTGTTTGGCTTCACCGAGTAGGTGAATGGTGCCTTTTGCTTTTAGCTCTTCCATTTTACTTGTTATTTAATTGTTCGTAATATTCATGATATAGGTCGGATGCTTCTTTGAGGCGAGCAACCATCTTTGCCTCGATGTCCTCATCTCTATCGTACCAGAGAGCTGTGATGCGTTTCTCAGGGTTGATGTGGTCCACTCTATGCAGCTGAAGATTCTCGTATTCGTTGAGGAATTCATCCCAGGTGGTGACCATGCAGTAGATGAGCTCTGCACATGGCTTGTCATATAGCATCATGTAAGCACGCAGCTGCCATTCATAGAGTGGATTGACTGCATCTTCAGCAAGTGCCGGGAATGTATCCAGGGACCACGATGTTTTGACATCAATGACTCGCTGCTCGATGACGATATCAGCTGTGCCGATGAGATAGTCATTCTCGATGGTCACTTCATTCTTGACGTAGTTGGTGAATCTAACCGAGTTGATGAGATTGATTGACTCCAGCTCTTGCTCTCTACCCTTCCAGATGTATTTGTTGTTGAGCTCTGTGGTGTAGTTATAGAAGTCTTGCTTCGCACATTCCTTGATGTAGCTCTTGGCTGTTTCTCCCATGCTGTCCTTGGCTCTGCCATTGGTCATCAGCTTACCGATTTGCGATGGATGCCATTTCATAGTGCGAGAGCTTTGAGTTGTACTTCAGTGAGTGCGTAGTTGGAAGCTAACTGTTCTGCTGTGTACTTGCCAGCTTCGATTGCCTCGAGTGCTGATTTGAATCTATCTGCATTGATCGTTGGCTTTCCTTTCTGTGAATCTGATGCACCATTGCCATCATCATCCACAGCTTGAAGTGATAGCAGTGACTGCAATGTACCTCTACGGAAGTAAGTGACAGCAGCGAGCACCTTTTGTGGGTCTGTGATGACTGGAAGGCTCATGAATGACTCGATGATTTCACCAGAATCGATATCGATGATACGAGTCACCACATCATTGCCCACCACTGGCTGCAAGAGAAGCAGTCCATGCTCGTGAAGAATAGGTTCCACTGTTGTGAGCAGCGCATTGATGTCGGCATAGCTCTTTTTGAAATGTGGATTCGTTGCATTCTTTGCAACCTTTCCAATCTGCTGCTTGGCAGCGTGCAATTTTTGCCAAATGTTCATTGGCTCTGCTTTCTTTGTAGTCATAAATTGTTGTTTTGAATTGTAAATATACTCATTTATTTGATTGATTCGCAAAACTGCTCATAAAATTTCAAGAATCCTTCAAAATCTCTTGCAATAACGTACACACCACCAGCCTCTTCGATTGCTTTTTGGTATGCTTTCTGTGCATCTGACTGCCTATCCTTACCATACTTGACCTCAATCTTAACAGAGCGGCCCTTGATCGTGGCGGAGATATCTGCCGAGCCTGGTGTGCCGGTTCCCTTGGTCCACTGACCACCGATGGCCACTCCATCTGTTCGGTATTTC